TAGTACAAACGTTAGTTGCTAACTGTAAATCAATAGTTGTGTTTAATAGTTTAAATTTTTCCATATAATTTATTAAGATTTTAGCATTATTATTTGATACATTTAAAATAAATTCTCTGGCATCAACAGAAATATTGATGGTTTCAATATCAATAATTTTTTGCATTATTTGATTCAAAACGCATTTTTGAAGTGGTTTAATTTTAATTATAGTAAATCTAGATTGTAATGATTCAATTACTTTTTGTGAATTGCTACAAGAAGCTATAAAATTAACATTATGGCTGTATTTATCAATGCAATTTCTAAATACTTGTTGACTTTGTTCATTAATAATATCAATATCATCAAGAATGACTATCTTTTTTTTATTTTTAATTGATGAGCAAGTTTGGCAAAACGTTTTTACATCATTTCTATAATAATTGATTCCTTGTTCTTTAAGTGAATTGATATGTAAAATATTGTCTTGATAGATGTTAGTAGGATAATTATTATAATATTCTTTAATAGTGGCATTTAAGAATGTAGTTTTTCCAGTTCCAATATCTCCAATAAATAAAATATTAAGGCTGTCCATTTTAATTAATGTGTTTAATATAGTAATGATTTCGTTGTCACATACAAAATCGTTAAAAACTGTTGGTTGGTATTTATTTAAAAAAAGGGATTGTGCCATTTATTAATTATATACGTTAATAAATGTTTAAGTTTATCTTAGTTTATAATAATATTCTAAAATGAGTAAAAATTTATATGAAATATTGGAAGTTCCGGAAACATCTAGTATAGAAGAAATAAAAAAATCTTATAGAAAGTTGTCTATGATGTATCATCCAGATAAAAATCATAATAATCCAGACGCGACTTCAAAATTTCAAAAAATATCAGAAGCATATGAAACATTGGGTGATGCTGAAAAGAAAAGCGAATATGATGCGATGCGTAAAAATCCATTTATTAATATGATGGGCGGCGTTAATGGTTCCACAAATAGTTCAAATATGGATGATTTGTTTGCGAATTTTTTTACAGGAATACCATTTATGCACGGCACCCCGTTTTCACAAGGAAACGCATTTGGTTCAGGTAGTATTCGTATATTTCATAATGGTGTCCCGATAAATCCTCACGGTTTTGTCCAAAATTTACAAAAACCTAGTCCAATAATCAAAAATATAGTCGTTCCAATAGACAAGATACTAACAGGAACAACTATTCCGGTTGATATAGAACGATGGATAATAGAAAATGGACATAAAGTATTTGAAAATGAAACAGTATATATAAATGTTCCTAAAGGCATAGATGAAGGAGAAATAATTGTGCTAAGAGATAAAGGAAATATAATAAACGATGAATGTAAAGGTGATATTAAATTATTTATTAAAATAGAAAACAACACCGAATTTAAACGCAATGGGTTAGACCTTATTTTAGAAAAAACAATAACGGTAAAAGAAGCATTGTGTGGATTTAGTTTTGAATTAAAATATATAACAGGAAAGGGTTATACAATAAATAATAACTCCGGTAAAATAATTTGTCATGGTTATCAAAAAATAATACCAAATATGGGATTTTCAAGAGACCAACATACCGGAAATCTAATAATATGTTTTAATGTAAAATTTCCTGAAAATCTATCTGTAGAAACAATTAACGAATTAAAGAAAATAGACTTTTAGTATACCTTTTGAAAATGTATAGCCAAAGGTTTGAAATATATATTATATGTGAAACAAACTTAAAGACAATTATCACATATAATATGGCGCCCTCTTAGCTTAGTGGTATAGCACCAGTCTTGTAAACTGGAGGTCCTGGGTTCAATTCCCAGAGAGGGCTTATAACATTTTACTATAAAATATCATATGCATTAAATATATATTCCAAGTTTATCTTGAACACGAGGTCGGTCGCCCGGGGTTAATTATGATATTGCAGCATTATTTGAACGGATTCGTTGGTCTGTACAATCAGCACCTATATTAAACGTGGAGCAGAAATGTTAGAGACAACATATCAATAAAACACAGAGTTTTCCGCTGGTTCGTTAAAAAGAGTTTCTAGACTTCTAAAATATTTTATTTTATCTTTCACTATAATATAAAATGGGAAACGGTTCAGGACCAGGAGGATTTAATTCACGAATTTTTACTAATTCTTTTGCAGGAAAAGAAAGCGCGATGGCTTTTCCTTTAGTTCCAAAGAACTATTTTGGGTTTCAAACTAAAGGACAATACTCTTATAATGTATATCATCAATTAGCAAACAATGGAGCTGGGTTTGGTTCACGTGGTGCTCGTTGGGAACGAGTAAATAATGTGCCAGTATCATTTAATCCACCTTATAAATAAAAAACATTTTGTTATAAATTTATGTAGTAATAGCCTAGACATAAATTTATATACATATTCCACCTTTTCTAAAGGTTGACAGATAAATTTGAACTTGGATTATTGTATTGAGATACTTTTAATTGATTTTGTCCTAATTGCGTTAAAAATTTACCACATTGTTGTGAACGATCACATGAAGTAGCATGTATCATTTTAGCTCGTCTAGTCGCAACACTGGAAGCTCCTACACCTGCACCCGGAGTATATTTATTCCAAAATTCATTTGGTTGATTACATATAGTTGTCCCGCCTGGAGTAAATTGAGTGCTTCTTCTAGCACCGACTCCTACATTTTTTTTATATAGAAACCCCGGAAAAGAGTTTCCACCAAACCAAAATTGGCCATAACTATTAGAACCTGTTCGAAATCCTTTTCGACTTGACATATATATATACTTTTAAAAAAGTATAACAAAATATACCTTTACACCTTTTCTCATTTAAAACGCCCATTTTATATGAGAACTCATATATAATTCTTCTTGATTTTTCGTGTCTTGTTTTTCTTGGATACATATTTTTCTGGTCTTTCATATGCACCCTTAATTATATTTCGGTATTTGTCTTTTGGAATACTTTTAATTGTTTTTGTTATATTTTCTTTCAATTCTGCGTGTGTTAATCCATCTAATTTTTGTAATCGTGATTTCAACATACTAAAATAGTTTTCTATGGAATTTGTGAAATGTTGATAAGGAACAGCATACAATAAATGATTATCCTTGTTTATTACTTCTTTCACATTTGGATTTCTATGTAAAAAGGCAATTATATTATAAGAAAAGAGATGTTTGCCAGCATAAACTCATTTATAAGATGGATAACTTGCAGAAAGGCAAGACCGACGTCATCGGTTACAACATTTATTAGCCCAGCTATAAATTATCCAATCTAATTTATAAAATATTTATTATTTACAATGTTATTTGAATGTTATTTGAATAATAAATGAAAAATTTAAATAACATTTTGATTAGAAGCAAACCCAGTCATATGTTTTGAAGGATTAATAAATTTGCTATTTGAAATTGGAGATGGCGGAAGATATGGTCTATAATAATGATTGTCATATTTTGTGTTAGCATCATAAAATCCAACACCGGGTGATGCATTATAAGAGTAATTATAATTAGTGGTTGGTCTAAAACCAGCGCTTACAGGAGTTTGAGCTGGATTAATATTTAAGAAAACCATGTTAGCATAACTCTTTTTAACTTGGTTAGGATTTTGATTACATTGTGTAGAAAAAATGAAAGACGAAATTTGCAAAGCCTGTCTCGCAGGCGAGCCTTTTGGATTTTGAAATTCGGTTGGTCTTGTTTGTTTTTCTATCTAACATTTCGTTAATTTCAAAATAAATATTGTTAAATATCATCCTGGGTTGGAATGTTATCGCCAATCTCTGTATCATCATCTTCTAAAACTATATCAGCAATAGGTTTTATTTTTCTTGTTGTTTTTTTTGATTTTACTTGACCAATAAGAGTAGTAGTGGATTTTTTCGTTTTGCTCTTTTCTTTTTTAACGCCTCGAATGAATTTAATAATTTTATCATCGCTTTGCAAAAAAAACTCATTGCTTTCTAGCGAATTAGGTAATTGAATTAATTTGTATAAATTATTTAATTCGTCATATTCAACTATATTAATGTCATATTTTAATGACTGTATTTCTTTTAATTTTGGTATCATTTCGTTTATGTAAAAATTAACGGCTTGATTTAATATTAATTCGTTGTTAGTTTCGTTGAATTGTTGAACCATTTGTTTAAATGGCATTATACATCCTTTTCCAAAATCATTTATATGTTGTTTTAATATAGCAAGTTTTTCAGGATTATTATTTTTTAATATGTGTGTTTCTATGGCAAATCCGGTTCTTTCTGTAGCTGATTTAAGTTCTTCTGTTAGTTTGGCAAATACGTCTACTACATTTTGTTTAAAAAATAATGAATTGTTTTTTTCTTTTATAATATTTAATTTGATTTCTTCTATGTCAGTAAGTCCCTCTTTAATTATAGAATTTATTTGTTGTCTAGTTGAATAATTAATTTGTATATTAAGTGGGCATGGTTCGTTTACATCACCACATTTTGCTGTAAAAAGTTTTATTTTGTCAGTTGTTATAGTAAAAATAGTTCCTACATTTCTTTTACAATTAATACATTCATGTTTGGGTAGTTTAGAATAATCTACGCGTTTTTCTTTGTTAGATTTGTTGCTTCTGATGATTGGTTTAACATATTTTTCATAATATCCTGTTTCGTATTTATCTTTTAATCTATAAAATTCATTAATGGCTTCGATAGGTGTAAATGTAGTTGACTGAGTCATTATAGAATATAACTATATATTTATTCTATTTTTTGAATGCTTCCGCTAAAATATAAGGCTTAAAATAGGCCTAAATTAGTCAATATATCAAAATTCGGTGTCCCAATGAGGCAGTCCTGTAATTAATTCTTGTTGCGCTCTAATTTTTGCATCTTGAAAATTTTTAATTTTAGATAGAATATAATGTTTTTTAATAGATTCTTTTTCTTCTATTTCTTCAGGTGTTAGTTTACCTTTATATTTATACAGAAGCAATGACCCTAAAATTATAACAAATATAATAAATAATCCAACATTAAATATCATATTTTGATATTGTTCTTTAAAATTATGACATTGTTTAAGAGTTTCACCTATAAAATATTTAACGCCAGGTTCTGTTAACATTGGTTTTTCATATCCAAAAGAATTCATTGTTATAATAACTTATAAATAATACCTTTAAAAAATAAAAAAAAAATATACCAATTAACTATATGGATATATCTTTTCAATCTTTATTATTTTTTATTATTATTACCATTTTATACTTTGCATTTCCAAGCATCGGCAAACCTAAATTAATTCTGTCTGATTTAACTAATGATGGAGTAACACCTGATTTTTATGTTAAAACAACAAAAAGTTTAGCATTTTATTTATGTGTTGTTGTTGTTAGTCAATTATTCTTAAATATAGGATATTTAATGGCGAAATGTGGAGGTTCTTTGGATAAAAATATTGGTGCCGCCGCATTATTTACATTTATACCATGGATTTTAATTTTTGGAATAATGTTAACCATATTAATTATATTTCCAGGATTTAAAAGTGCGTTTTCTGATGTAATCGGTTATTATGTTGTAGCCGGTGGAGCAAATGATATTTTTGCATCAATATTGATGGGAACAGATTTAAATGAAATGATTGAAAACACACAAGATATAAATGAAAAGAGCAAACTATCACATGCAGCAGAGGCAATCGTAAAAATATGTGGAAATAAATCTATATTAATTAATCAAATAAATCCAGATAATTTTTTAAATATTTGGGAAACATTAAAGCCATTGATGACACCTGGTTCATTTGAAAATCAGGAAATAAAACAACAATTATTAGATTTGGTTGTATTAAAGGACAATATTGGTGAGGCTTTTTGGTATGTATACACCGCAATATTAATATCGTCCATAGTATATTATAATTTAGCAACAAGAGGTTGCGTTAAAAGTGTAGAACAAATAAAAACTGAACATGACGCATATATTAAACAAAAGGAAGAAACTGCTAAACAAGATGAAATAAATAACTCGACAACTTATATAACTTAATATGATTTACAAACTATAAGAGAAAGAAATAACCAAAATACAGAAAAACAAACAATTTAATATTTAACATAATACAACACTAATGTATATGTTAGTGTTCCTAAAACAATAGAAAATAACCATAACGGCAATATTGTTTTATTTTTATAACCAACACCAAACTCTCTTAGTGAACCATCATCATTATATAAAAACATCGGTTTAATCATTTGCAGTCCAATAAAAATTATCAAAAATAGTATTATTGAAAATAAGGTTGTATTATTTCGTGCAAATTTTTTTAACATATATTGTTATTATATATATTATTTTTATAATTTTAGATTGAATTGAAAAAAATATAATTATAAATTACAATTATAATTATAAATAGGTTTCATATTATGATTGGTGTATAAAATGTGTGGTTAATAGATAGTATAATATGTTTACACGCTGAATCTAAAATAGTAAACATTACAAATAGTTACCAAAGTAATAAAATTTACAATTATAATTTATATCTAAATTGTTAATGTATTGTATTATACATATGAGTTATAATCCACTAAAGAGGGATAAATCTAAACAAACTAGTCATACTCATCATAATTTTCAATTTCATCACCCCACGGGTCACCATCATCATAATCATCTGTCGGATTCATATCAGTTGCTATATCTAAATCAATCGCACCATCTGTTGCAATTTGTTCTACGGCATCATCTAAATCCATATAATCATTCAACCCATTTTTTCTTAATTTGTTTTGAATTTTTGCTACATTTTCAGCAATTTTTTTATCATGTTCAAAATGTTCTGGGTCATATTCTTTTATACCTTTAGACGTACCTAGACTATATAAAGGCCCTAATTTATGATGCTTTAAAATGGTATCAACCGCTCGCGCTTCATCTGATAAATCTTTTAATTTATCGGTAAAATCATATTTTTCCGCTTCCTTTAATTTAAATACTTTATCCTCTATATCTTTATAGGAAACATCAATCGTCTTTTTAGACCTCATCATTATTTGCAAATAAGAAACTAACAATTTTGCAACTTCTTTATTTAATTTTATTACATCACCTTCAATAAACTCTTGCTCATCTTCTGTAAAATTTAATTGTTGTTGTATTAAAAAATCAGCCGAAAATAAATCTGCTTGACCTTTTTCCAACATTCTTGTTATCATTGTTGGATCCTTTGTTAAATACATATAATCACTCAATACACTCAAAAAATAATATTCATACAAAAGCGTTGTAGTGCGC